TCAATATTGAGGTGCTGCTCGAGGTTGGTCAGGTGGGCTTTGTCGATGCCCTTGGGGGCCTTCTGGCTCTTACCGCCCCCACCGCCTCCCTGCGGCCCGCCACCGCCCTGTGGGGGCTCCTGGGGGGTCAGGGGGGGCAATGCAGCGAGCAGGGTCGGCTGGCCGGTGAAGAGACCGATCTGCTGCTGCTGGTTAGCCGAGTAGACGCCGCCCTTTTCCACGAAGTCCTCAACCGCCTCCATCACCAGCCGCTTGGTCTCCTCGTACTCGTCCGGGAGGAGGTGGGCGAACGCCTCGACGCCCTCCTTGGTCACCCGACCCTTGGAGAAGTCCTCCAGGGTGCTCCCGGGCTGGGACGCCCCTCTCAGGACGTTGGTGAACTTCTGCCGCGCTTCGACGCCTGGGTCGATCTGCTTGGAGATGGACATCATCCCCATGGAAGCGCCCATCCCCGGTAGGTGCCCGAGGCCCACCATGGGCATCCTGCTCTTGATGTAGTTGATGCGCTCGGTCTCGCCCCGGGCGAGGATGCGGATCGCCATCGGGTCCGCACCCGGAGGGGCCGACGCCGACATCCTCAACTCGATGACCTCCGGGGAGGACTGCTCCAGGTCCTTGGCGACATCGCTGAACTCGCTGGCGGTGAGCGTGCTCGCCCCGGCGATGATGGCACCCTTCGCAGCCGCTCGAGCCGGGACCCCTGCGGCCTGAGACACTGCAGCTCGTCGCTCCCACATCTTCGCGGTCTTGCTCAGGACATCCTTTTTGAACCGTGGGACGAGGAACCGCTTGACCCCCTTGAGGACTGCCGGGGCAGCGATGGATCCGATGAGAGCTCCCTTCCACCCGCCGGCCAGCCCGCCGCCGATGGCGTACTGGAGCCTGTTTTCAGCCACGCGCTCAAAGAGGCCCTGCCCGCTCTTCTGCATCCCCTTGTCGAGGATGCCCTGCGCCTTCTCCATGCGCTTGAGGGCCTTGTCGAGGGCCTTCTGGTCCTTGGCTTCGAAGAAGGTTTTGCCAGAGAGAACCTTCTTCTTCGTCAGAAGTTCTATCCGCTGAAGGGACTCATCGAAACTCGCCGTCTTGGTAGCGATGCTCTTGTCCGCCGCCTGGGCCTCGCTGACCAGGGACTTGAGGAGTTTCTCGTTTTTCGGGGTCCATGTGGTTAGCCCCGACAAGTGCTGTTGGTCTCTGAGGTCGCGGATGACTGCGTCCTGGTATTCCTTCGCCGCCCGCGCTCCCCTGAGCCTGAGATTGAACGCTTCCATGGACTCGCCGCTCTTCTGAGTCATGGTTTCGAGTTCTCGGTCCTTCTTCTTTGCGAGGTGCTCAGCCTTTCTTAACTTTGCGTTCTCCCTTTTCCCCCACTTGACACGCTTCCCCTCCCTCCCGACCCGTGTCGTGGAGAGGCTCGGGCCAAGCAAGGTGCGAGCCTTCCTCGCCTTCAGTTCGCTCGCCATCTCTATGGCATGGTTCTTTCTCGATGAAAGTTGAGACATCTCCTGGTTGTCTCCAAGGGAGCGACCCCTCTTTGAGATGGTTGCACCAAGCCTGTCTATTTCCTTTGAGACCTTTTCCGCCTCTGCAGTGAACGACAGCAGTTTTTTCTCGTCCTTCGGCCTCCATGTGGGCATGTCGGACGTGGTGCGGAGATCTGACAGGTCCTGAACAACGGTGTCCTGGTACTCCTTTGCGGCCTTCGCTCCCCTTACTCTCAGTGCAAATTCTTCGGAGGACTCCCCGCCCTTGCGGGCCATCCCCTTTATCTCAAGACCCTTCTTCTCCGAAGCGGCCAGGGCTTTTTCTAGTCGAGCATTCTCCTTGTCCCCCCACCTGATAGCGGGGCCCTCCCTCTGAGCCCGCGCCCTCTGCGCACCCAACTCGCCAGCCTCGGCAAGGGCCCTGTCCCTCTTTGCCGTGAAGCCGTTGATCTCCGTCTCGAGCGTGGCCCTCTTTGACATCCACTTCTTGAGTGAGATGTCGTCGGTGTCACCCCAAGTGACCCTCTTGAGGTTCTGCGTCTCATCAGCGATGGATGCCGTCTGCTGCTCGGTGAGATCCCTCACGGCGGTGCGCGCCTCGTCCATCTCCTTGGTCGCGTTTCGCAGGTTCGTAGAAGCCGTGTCTGCCCTTCTCTTTGCGAACCTGGCGACACCACCCAGAGCGTGACCAGCCGCGCCGAACGCACCGCCACCCACGCCGGAGTAGAGCGCACCCTTCACCACCGTATCAGGAGCCGTGGTCCAGTCGATGGGGCCCGGGGTCTGCGCAACCTGGCCAGCGGACAGGCCGGCACCGTACAGACCGCCCTCGACCGCCCCTCGACCCATGGCACCTTTTAGGCCTCCTCCGAGCATCTTTGACACCCCGGCCCCGGCCTTGGCTATCTGGGCAGACGGAAGCAGAGACGCGCCCTTCGCCAGAACGCTCGTCCCACCGGAGAGAGCGGCGCTTCCGACTATGCCACCCATCTCACCGCCGAAGGAACTCCAGGGGTTGAACTGGCGCAGGGTGCCGAGAGCCTCTCCTGCCTCCTGGCCACCAATGGCACGGGCGACGACATCGCTGCCCCCTGCGGTAACGCCGCGCAGAGCACCCATGGCTGCAGCTGTGCCCTCGGCGTGACGTGGGTCGTTCCAGATGCCGCTGTAGGACTCACGGGTCTCTCGGGACTGGTCAAACTCCCAGCCCGCCGACTTGTACTTCTTCTTCGCCTCCTCGACAGGCAACAGAACCTTGTTGCCCTCGGAGTCCACCATCGGGACTCGACCGTCTTCTGTGAGGATGTACTTGGCCATGGGTCGGGTCTACTTCCAGGCGGTCATCGGGTTGGATTTGAACTTCCCCCACCCTGCAGGCTTCTGATACGTCCCCGAGGCTACGTTCAGCGCCCTTTGCATCTTCTCCCGGAGGTCTCCCATGTTCTGCTTTAGAACCTGCGTTGTCTGGGGCGTCAGGAGGTAGTGCCTTCCTAAAACGTCCTTCATCGCCTCCTTCACGTCCTCGTTGGACAACTTGCCTTGGTCGATCATCTTCCAAGCCTGGAGGGCAACCTCCCTCCTTAGCCCGTACATCCTCTGGGCCTTGGGGGAGACAGCCTTCCCCCACGAGGTCGGTATTCCAGCCTTGAGCCTGCCCTTCCACCCGCCCTTCACGGCGATATCTATCTCCTCGTCCATTGCGTCGATTGCCTGGATTGCAATACCGGCCCTTTTTGCCTCTTTATCCGCTGCTGAGCCCCGACCGCCAGCCTGCCCCTTGAGGTGAGCCATGTAGCGGGGGTCCACCATCTGGCGCGACTGCCACGTATTGGACTTGGACCAGCGGTCGGCGGTCTTCATCTCGACCTGGGCGGCGAGGGCGTTCTCCGACATCTGGAACTTGTTCGCGAGTTGCTCGGCGCGCACCTTCACCGCCGCCGACTCGTGCTTCATGGCGATGCCCCGGAGGTGGTTAGCCACGTCGGCCGAGTGCTGCTTGTAAAGCCGAAGGACGCCCAGGTCGATGCTCCCCTCCTGCTTGGCGAGGAACTGGAGCATGTTCATCCGGTCCCCGCGAACCGCACGCTTGGCCTTGAACTCGTTGATTTGCTGCTGCACGTCCTGACGAATGAAGTTGTTGACCATCCCGAAGGACAGGTTCCCGTTCTGGTCCTTGTTGCCGGACAGGCCGATCATGAGCCCCCAGAGAAGTTTCTTTCCGATACTGCCGCCGGTCTTCTGGTTCCACCACCGGTCAGGGTCGCCGCCAGAGAACTTCTCGGCCTCGTCGTCCATGGCCGCAACCTTGGCGCGGACCTTGGACATCATGGAGCGGACCTCGTCTTTCCTCATCTCCTCGTGTGCGACCTTGGCCTCCAGCTCCTTTTCGGACTGGGTCATGGCGCTGTAGTTCTCCATGGCCTTCTTGGCCTCGATGGCGCCCTGCTGCCGAATGAGGTCAGTGGCGCGACCAGTCATACCCTGGCGCTGCGCCATCAACTCCTCGATCTTCATCTTGGAGAAGGGGTCCATCCCCTGCTTGGTCCTGGTACTGCTTCCACCGCCGAGGGTCAGGAACATGGGCGGAGGTGGGCCGGCCGGTGCAGGCTCTGCCGATGGGGGCAGGTTGGGATCCTTCTTAATGTCCTCGTCGATGTCCTCGGCCTCAGGCTTTCGGTCCAGGGCCGGGTTGGGGTTCCTCACCCCGGACACCTCCTCCGCAAACCTCAATGCCCTACTGTCGAGCATCGAATCCCTCTTCCTCATCTCCACGGTTGTGGTTGGGAGAATGCGAGGAGCCTTCTTCACTCCATGAGAGCGAACAATGTCCCTAGCCTCTGCTTTGGCATTCCCGAACTCCCCGCCAGGCCAGAACGTCCCACCCAACTCAGCCGGCTCCCAGCCCCAGCCGCCCACCCCAGGAACACGACGGTGCCCCGGAAGTTTCGGCCCGCTGCCCTGCCCACCCTTGATGCTCGTTTTAACCTTCATGGCTCTCTCCTGCTGCACAAGTACATCTTCAGCCTATCACCCTTGACCTTCAAGTGGGACACAAGAAGGTGAGGTGGTGCCATGTGTCACCTCCTACGAGAACAACTTCTGTCCGACCTGGGCGCCGATCTGGACCCCCTGGGCCCCGCCGCCGGCCAAGGCCCCCGCCCCAGCACCAAGGCCAGCGCCGATGAGCCCACCGATGTTGCTCTCCTTGTACTCCTCGCCCATGTATCCCGCCATCTTGGTCTTCTCGTAGGCGATCTTCGACGCGAGCTCGTTGTACTTGTCGGTCATGCCCATCTCGCGATACCGCTGGGCGAGTTGCTCCATGTTCACGAGTTGCTGGACATCCACCGTTCGCTCTGCCAAGGACTGACGCGCAAGAGACTCTGCAGCGGCATTGCGCTCCCGCGCCGAGGCCACGGCCGCCTTGCCCGCCACGTCGGCACCCATCTGCTGCTGCGCGAGCAAACCGGCACGAGCGGTCGCAGGGTCGTATCCTCCCCTCTGGGCAGCCCCTGCCCGTGCAGCGATGTCCTGGGTGCCCTGCTGAAGCCCGTAGCGAGCCGCCTCCTGGGCCGCAGACCTCTTTCCCGACATCACGTCACGGTAGTAGTTCAGCGCGGCGATGGATCGGTTACGCATGTCCTGCCCGGCCCTCTTGGCAGCGATGTCCGATGCGCCCTGCTGGGCCCACCCCGGAACCCCTTGCTTCATCTGAAAGGCCCGAGGGTCCACGTTCCAGCCTTTGGACTCGTCGCCCCAAGTTCCGATCCACCAGCCGCTCTCATCCTGGGTGTACCCACCCGGGGCCCCTCCCCTGTAGTTGTAATCCGGGTCGGTGAACCCCTCACCCTGAGAGCTCCAGTAATCAGAGCCGGAACCGTAGGAGGGGTTCTTCTTCTTCACGAGGCTGCTGCCGGAATTCCCAGGAGCATTGCCGTATTTGGGAGCCACGATGTCCTCCTATGGGGCCATGATGCGGCCGTCGCCCCGGCGCCGGATACCGGGCTGGACTGCAGCCTGGAGGGCAACCGAGGAGATGGAAAAGCTTTCGCCCGTCCCACCTTGGTTTATGTCTCGGATCCTAAACCTCATCGAACTGCACTCGATTTTGCTCAGGGTTGCCTCTAAAGAGTATCCCTGACCGACGTAGTTTGACAAGCCATCACCGAGATGAGCGGCGCTGTCGAAGTACGTTAGACTGGTGGCGTCGAACTCCTGAGTGTCGGTCCACGTCGGCTCCTCGTCATACATCGCAGAGAACTCCAGGTCGTGCTGGTCGATGTTTTGTCCCTTGGTCAGGAGCTTCCACATGACCTGGATGCCCAGATTGGACAGAGCGAGGTACGCCGACTCCAAGGTCAGCGAGTAGTATGAGGCGTCGTCCTCGTAGGTCGTCTGGTCCTCGACCCAGACCTTGTTGCCACTGGCCACCTTGTAGAACAGGAGGTCTCCCGCCTCGCACCCATCTGTGGCCTGGTGATTGGTCCATGTCGCCCACTTGTCATACAGCCAGTCGTAAACCAGGGCGTTGCCGTCCGAGGAGAAAAACACCACGATATGCCGGCGGGCTTGGAGCACGCCCCGGACCAGAGTCAGAGCGCCCCCAGTGCGCTTGGTCCTCGGGTCAGTGAAGAACCTCACGGGCTGGCCGACAGGGGTCAGGGATAACTTCTTCGACAGGGTGTAGATGCAGTCCTTGCCCTGGAACATGATTCCAGCCGGGGTCCGCACGATGGTGCGCCGGTCCACGCACCCGATAGCCTCAGACAGGAGCACTGGGTCAGCGTAGCCGTACCCGCTCCCGATGAGGTTGAGGCCCTTGCCGGTTACGAAGTAGGCGAGCTTCTCCTTGAAGATGATGAGCCGGCCCATGAAGGACACGATGCCCGTGATGTCGCCGCCCTCGGGGGGTACAGAGACCGCAAGCGTATCCGAATGCTCGACCGAGATGTTGGGCACCATCTCCTTGGAGTAGTAGATGCGCGTGGTCGGGTTCTCGTCGTCCACGACGAAGTGCCGGTTCTGGTGCTCGCAGTGGACGTGATACTGAGGCGGCCCCACGTTCTCCAGGATGTTGCCCGTGGTGTACAGGGTCTCAGCCCCGAGGCCCCCATCGGCCACCTCGTCGTTGTACACGCCCCGCGTGTCCTGGGTCACAACATTGGCGAAGTCAAACAGGCGATAGAAGATGGACCCATCCCTCTTGGTCCTCCAGAGGATGACGCGCACATCTGAGCGACGGGTGTGATTCAAGTAGGGAAGGAGTGTAATCGCGTTCCTGTTGTTCGGGGCATTGGCCGCCTCCACGCTGACCGCCGGGGACGGGTCGCTCTCGTGGAGGCGGTGATACCTGTCCCTCCATCTGTAGGTCACTCGGTACTGGTAGTCGCCGTCCTGGAAATTGGCATTCAAGGGGCCTGAACCGCTGTTCGCCCCTGTGAAGGACTCCGGGGTGTGCAGATACCCCTGCTCCACGAGTTGCTCGCCATCGAAGGCGTAGGGGAGGCTCCCATCGATGAGCAGTGCATCGTTGGCCTCGATGGGGTCCACGCTGGTCTTCTTCGGGTTGGTCAGCATGAACGGGCTGACGGTATTGGCGTCCACGTCGAGCATCTCGCGTAGCGCGGTGCGCCACGGGGTCGCAGATCCAATGGATGAGATCCACCACGTTGCCCCGTGGGCTGGAGATCCCATTGTGGTGTCCTGACCGTAGACTCGGGCCGCCTTGACCTTCCCTGAGTGCTGGCCGCCCAGGTTGATGAGGTAGGCGTACCTCTCTGCCGAAAACGTCACCCAGAAAAAACCGTCAGCGTCCACGGTGAACGGTTTGGTCGCGAGGGTGGACTTGCGAACAATGATGCCGCTCGATGTGATGGACACCGGATTGAGTTGGACCACGGTCTTGTAAATTTTGGGCTGGCTCGCTGCGTCGTCGTGCGTCCAGACCACGTCGGCCTGGTCCTGGGTGACGTTGACCCCAGAGATGTTTTCGCACTCCGCTGCGATGAGGGATGTGTCGATGATCGTGTCTGCCACCACGTTGACGAGGGCGCTGTCATACGAAACGAGCCGCACGTCAAAGTTGGTCCCGTCGAAATAACCGATGCACGCCTCGCGGTTTGTGAACCGTCGCCAGATGCCGACCTTGGTCGGGTTGGTCGCAGCGTGAGTCGCACCCGTGTTCACCCCGGCGTCGGTGCAGGTTGCAATCCTCAGGCCGTTGCCGGCGTTGTTGCGCCCGACGAACATGGCAACTCCATCGTCAACGATGCACCCGTCAAACTGTTCGTCGTTGGCGAAGAGTATGACCCCCGTGCCTGCAGCTCCCACAATGGCGCCCGTCGTTGGGTCAACCTCCCCTCGGTAGATCTCCTGAAGGCTGATGTAGAAGAAGTGAATCGTGTCATCCGAGGGGTAGACGATAAGCCGGCACTGAGGGTTGTTCCCGCTCGAAGGATTGGTGACCGTCAGGGACTGGATGAACCGATTTGAGTACCTCTCGTAGGACTCGATCATCAGGTCGTATGCACCGCCGACAGAATTGTAGATGGCGTAGACCCACGCCCGAACGCTCCCCGACTCCACCATCTCACAGTTGTAGACGTGATTTACGATGGCGCCAGCCTGAGGAGGGTTGGCCATCTTGGGGTCTGTGTTTGCCTCAAACAGGCGCAGACCTCCAGCGGCCTGGCCGAAGGTTCCATTCGCCAAGGGTGAACCGTCCAGGGCCTGGATAGCAGAACCCATGAGGACAGGTCGGTCCTTGTAGGTCGCCATGAACTCCTCAGTGTGAGTCCCGGCGATGGTCTTGGTGCCCCGGCGTTTACCGATGGTGTGCTCCTGGGGGAACACCGCGTTCTCGCACTTGAGCCAGCCCTTGTTGTTGACCTCCTTTGGGTCAGCTCCCGCTTGGAGACCCAGGTTGCCCACCGCGAGGGGCACGACTTGTTCCTTGAGGGCCATTAGATCGCTCCCCATTTTGTTGTTGCCAAGGCCACGAGGGTGACAGTGCCCCAAGCTGCGGCGACAGTATGGGTGTCTGAGCCGTCAATTTTCACCCCGTCTGGCGGAATGATGGTGATCGCAGTTGCTGACGATGAGTCGTTGTATATTGCCACAGACTTCCCGACATCCCTGGTTCTGATGGTGGGCAGCGTGACCTCGATTGCGCCAGTGGCGACGTTGCACATCACCACCTCCCACATCTTGGCCTGGCAGTCGGCCTCGTAGACCTGAGTCACCTTCCACCGCTGCGCTCTCTGCTCCCGAAGGGCCTCGACGGACTCACGGGTCCGGTCCATGTGGTCCTGAAGGTCTGCTCGGTCGGTATTTGTTTCAGGTACGCGTGGGGGCATTAACGTGGCCTCGGGAGGCGGTCATACGGTCTTGCGAACCGATTCCGCACATCCCGAACCACGGGAGGGTTTCCACGGTCGCGTATCGCCGCCGCTTTTCTGATGCGCTGGTCTTGCTGTCCGAGCAGCGCAGCGATGGTAGTGGCGTCCCGCTTGTCGGCTTGCAGGATCTCCATGGCCACCTTGAACACGATGAACTTGTCCCAGCCGTTGTGGCCATTGATGGTGTCGCCGTCGTTGACCAGGTCGGCAAGAACCGGCCAGTACCACAACCTGCATCCTGCGGCTTGCGTCCACCCTGGCTCAACATGGAAGACGATGCTGGGGCCGAGGACTTTGTACATCAGGTCGGTGCGGGACGTGGACACCTCGGACTGGGTCAGGCGATCTCCCCAGGAAAACCTCTCAATGGGTCTCCAGTCCCCCTGGGAGTCGAGAATGTCTACGCCCTTCATCTTGTAGAACTCAGCCGGGAGACCGTAGGTGTCCGTCCCCGACACGATGCCGAAGGTGTAGGATTCTATGTTGTAGGTGTCGTTTTCGGAAAGGATGAGATCCTGGAGCTCCGGGACAGCTTCATCAATCAGGTCGTTGATGATGGCGTCCGTCCATCGGACGACAGACCTTACGTCAGCATGCCGACGTACTCTGTCCCGAAGTTCCAGTAGGGAAACGTCACGAGCCACATGTAACCCCTAGCCGAGGGCCTCGCGCTCCAGCACGAAGCCGAAGTGCAGGGTCATGCTCGCCGGGTCAGTGAGAGTCCCCGTGAAGTTCTCGATGCCGAAGTCCACGGTGCCACCGGTCGAGGTGGACACCGACTCCGCGACCATGCAGATGGAGAATCCACCCGCACCGCCAGACTTTTCGATGAGAGCGGTGACATCGAGGAGGTCGTTCCAGGCTTCCTCGAAAGTGACCCGGTACAGCCCGGTCCCCGCGATCTTGGTGACCGAGGTGATGCCCATCCCGGAGTACGAATCGACAGCCCCGAGAGCGGTCAGGACAGCGGAACAGCGCACAGTGTACGCGGAGGCGTCNGGGCTCTTCTCGAGGTAGCCGTAGTCAAGAGGCATGGTCATGATAGACCTCCCTTAGCTGCCGAAGTTGTAGATCTGGAGGTTGTGGCCCGGGGCATCGCAGGACATCTCCCGGTATCCGCCGACCCGACCCTCGTAGCCGTCGCTGTCCGACTCGCGCAGGATGCGGAGGTCGTCCTCCATGAGCATCCCGATGCACTCGCCGGCCGAGTGAAGTTTCCAGGTGTCCAGGGANAGGACCCACGCGGTGTTGGGCGGGCACCAGATGTCGGAGAAGACCGAGACCGGCCCCTTGTCCCCGTCGATCTGGAAGCCGCTGTAGTACACGGTGGCCGACTTGGAGCCGTCCGCCTTGAGAGCCTGCTTCTTGACCGGCTCGGCGTGGTAGATGGTCTTCTCNTGGATGAGCGCNCNGCACTTGCGGAACTGCACGGGGTCCATGAAGATGTGCGTCGGGTTGGCGCCGACCTCGCACAGGAGGCTGATGCCCTCGAGCAGGGCGCTCATCTGCTTCTGCCCACCGCCGCCGTCCAGCGTCAGGCCGGCGAGGCGCTCGGTGTCGGTGGTCCGGGTCACGCCGAAAAGAGCGGTGCTTGGCGGGATCTGGTTCCCAGTGGACCGGGGCACCCAGTCCTCGAAACCGTGGATGCAGTTGTTGGAAGCGGTGGCGATGATCCCGTGGTCACCGAAGTGGCAGACCAGGTCATTCTGGGCCGGGGCGACCACGTTGAACACGTTGAAGTTCTCGGTGGTCGTGATGAGACCCGTGGTCCGGTTGACCTGTGACACCGTCAGGTAGTTCTGGGTCCCCGTACAGTTGATGTAGGCTCCGGTGATGTCGATGAAGCCGAGGCGTTGCCCAACCTCGATCATCCGGCTCTCCTCCCTGTTGTTCAGGGTGAAAGAGGTGCCGCTCGGCGGGTTGTCCGACACGCTGCCGAAGTAGCCGCGCGTGTTTCGGAACATCTGCTTGCAGACGCGCTGGGTCTGGGTCAGGTAGGAACTTTCCACCAGGCTGGACAGGGTCTGGAAGAAGGCCTTCTCGTTGGTCTTGCCCACCCGCAAGCTCTTGCCGGTGACCGCGAACATCGAGTAGTCAGGCTTGAGGTCTTCCGACTCGATCTTGAACGCCACGCCGCTGATTCCACCCTTGAGGGCCTGGGCCTGCGCGAAGTTGGCCGAACCCGAGACCACACCACCGTACTTCAGGGGGATCTTGAGGTACTCACCGCCGAACCCGTCGTCCTTCGGCATGAGGCCGAACGCGGGGCCCTGCTTCAGGGTCATGTCCTCTATGGCGCCCTTCTTGAACTGCGCCTTGAGGAACCATTCGATCTGGGGAACTGTGACCGCTGCCATAACCGTATCTCCTTTATGCGCCCGGAGATCGGTTATCTTTTGCCGTGGGACTCGTTATGCCGTTATTCAGTCCCGACCAGATGGGCTTGTGTTGTGTATTTCGTCTTACATAAGACTAACCGCGCAAAAATAGCACGGTCAAGGTCTTATTTGTTTGCGTCGTCCTCGGCCTTCTTTCGAGACCACGCGAGGTTGTAGGCGAACCGCTGCTTCTCCGTCATCGTGGACGTGTCCACTTCGCCATCGGAACTGCCCCCGTCTCCTCCACTGAGCGTCTTCCCCGGTTTGGGCGCTGCCTTGCCACCCTTGCTGCCGAAAACGTCCGAAAACTTCTTGCTCTTCTGCAGGGTGGAGATGATGTGCTGGCCCTGTTTGTGGAGCATGTTCTCGGTCTCGGCGGCGAGCCGCTGCATGTCGGGCTCCACGCCCTCGCGCTCCATGATGTTGGCGTAGGTCTGGAACATCGCGCCCACCCCGTCCTTGCCGGCGGCGGCGAGCACGTCGTAGTTCTCGGCGTTGCTGGGGTTGGACATGAAGCCGGAAAACTCGTTGGTCTTGTTGTTGGTCCACTGCTGCTGCTGTAGTTGCTGCATCTCCTGGGCCTGGCGCTCNAGNTGGTTCTTGAGGTCCTTGGCGTGCTGGGGCACCTCCTCCTGCGTCGGGCCATCGCTGCCCATCTGGGCCCACTTGTCCCAGAACAGGGCGTCAGGGTCCTTGCCGAAGTGCTTGAGCAGGGCGTCGGGGTCGTTGGCCAGACCCTCGGGGAGCTGGTTCTGCTTGAGTTGGTGCTTGAGCTCGCGGCGTTCGCGGTCGCCGTCCACCAGCCGCTGCTCCATCTCCGCGATCTTGGTCTGGAAGTCATCCCCTCCACCGCCAGCGGGGGGCGCGTCGTCCATGCCGGGTAGGGTGGTCTGCCCCTCCAGGGGCTCGTTGTTGTTCTCTTCACTCATGCCGGGTTTCTCCTTTATGCCGGTTCAGGGGGTAGCCCCGATGCACCCGCAGCAAGCGGGGCCGGGACCGGTGATTCATCGATGGGCATCTCGCCGCCGGGCATCTCCGGGATGCCGGCTGGCCCGCCGAGGCCCATGCCAGCGTCGGGCCCCATCATCGGACCCTCGGGCCCCATCATCGGGCCCATGGGGGGAGCCGGGGGCATTGTGGCCGCTTGGATAGCCTGCTGCATCTTCGCCTCTTCGACAGCCTGGTCGATGGCGCGCTGCTGCAGTTGGGCCTTGCACTGGCCGATCCACTCCACCAGGTCGTCCAGGATATCCTGGGGGGCGCTGTGCTGCTGACAGTACAGATAGGTGCCCCGAGCCCAGACGAGCCCCGTGTCGAGGTCCATGATGGGGTCAGGGGCGTGCCACTCCCTCTTGTAGACCAACTCGTCCATCACCCACTGGACGTGCTTGATGGCGGCGACCTTGATGCTCTGCGCCGAGTCGATGTCGGGCATCTCGAGGAGCTGCACGCCCATCTGGGGGTCCAGCCAGCCCATCCCCACCAACTCCTGCACGAACGCGATCTTTCCGGCGGGCTCCTCGGGCAGCATCCCCGTGGGGAACACCGACAGCCGGTAGGACTCCTCAGGCAGCGCCACCTCGGACCACTTGATCTTTTCCAACTTGTCCCGGTCGCTGTAGTGGACCGCCAGCTTGTTGCCGTACTTGCGCAGTAGGCGGATGACAAGCCGCGTCAGGCGAAGGTGGGGCAACTCCCAGCCGTGCCGCTCCTTCATCCCCTGGCGGGAAGAGGACAGCGCCGAGAGGTGGCGCAGGGCCTTGCCGNNGATGTCGCCGGCNGGNCTCTCCGCGTGGGCGTCCATCATGCTGATGCCGGTGAGGTTGTAGATTTGCTTTTCCATCATNAACGGCCAGTCGATGAACTGGGGGTGGATGACGGGGGGCGTTTTGACTCCGACGCCCCGGGGCAGGACCCTGAACTCCTCGTTGGTCATCCAGTCCTCGGGGATGTCGGCGGCGTCGTCCACTTCGAACCAGGGGCCGATCATGTCCATGTGCCGCTGGACCTTCTGGATCACCTCATCGATGTCCTTTTGGATGGCTTCGCACTCCTCCACCAGCCCCGGCTTCCAGTAGGGGACGTTGTCGTCGCCCCACTCAAACTTGACCAGCGGGAACATCGGTTCCTCGTATGGCTCGTCCACCAGGGTGCAGTTGGGCACGCAGATGATGTGCCGACCGTCGTCGCCACCGGGTTTGGACGGGAGGTGCCACGCCTCCACCACCTCCACCAGGGAGACCTCGATGGTCGGGTCCACCAGGTCGTCCGGGACCGAGTTGCTCTCCACGAGCGCGGCCCGGTCGGTGCCGAGGTCGAACTTGCCCACCACCACCTCGGACGGCACGTACTTGCGCTGGTACATCTCCCGGGGGTCGTTGGTCAGGCACGCCTGCTCGTCCACGAAGATCTCGGGCTTCCACGTCCACTCGATCTTGATCTTGTCGTGCTCCACGAACCCCTTGACGAACCCGGCGCCGAAGACCTTGGCGTCCTGAGCTCCCTTGGCGGTCTGCACGTAAGCCTCGCACTCATCGAAGATGCCGTCGAGGAACCGCTGCATCCCCCGGGCCTGCTCGTGCTCGTGCCACGTTCCGCCCTCGGTGAGAATCTGCATCCTCGGTCGGTTCACGCAGATCTTGGCGTGGGCCGTGTCCACCGCGCTCCGCGTCACGTTCATGTGTAGAGGCAACGCCCTGTTGTCGTCGCCGTAGGACGACATGTTGTTGACGTAGTCCTTCGCGCGCATGTCCCCGGGCTTGAGACCGTCGTAGTGCCGGCCAGAGTACAGGCGCAGGCGGTCCAGGTCCGAGTCCCGGATGTGGGACTGGTCCTTGTCCAACTTGCGGACGAGCTCGAAGAGGCGCGCGTGCGGCCCCTCGGACAGGCCGTCCTCGGTCATTCCCTTGCCCTT